AGTGTCATCATGTTCCACAGCTTGTCAGTACGTTCACGGATGCTGGCCTGAATGAATGCAAAGGTCTGCTCCATGTTCTCTGGACTAAACTGAGCGAACTCTCGACAGTATGGATTATGTGTTTGGAACATATCCAACTCCGTCTATTAGGTTATCAAAGAACGACTAGTAGTATCCCATAACACGGGCTGACCTTCAAGGTTTCTGTCGTGTTAGTTGATACTCACGGTAGACCATGTTGCCATAGTCTACCTAAAGTGTCAACTCATATCATACTCTGGTATGGTAACGTCATGGACATTACCGATACCCCTGAGTTTGGTTTTTGTGTTGGCTATAGTAGCCTCACACTTAGCGATTTTGTCCCGTAATACAGGAGTCAATCGTCTGTCTAATCTCTCAAGGTCTACTGCCTTGTAAATAGCAAGCTGTTGCATATTACGGACAGTAGCCCTGAGTCTACGCTGAGTAGCTTTGACGTTGGTCATGCGGCAATCCTGTGGTTTTCAGTGATGGTCAACATATGGTCAAGCAAGTTGGACATCTTGGCCCCTGGCCCGTTCATTTCTTCTACGTATTCCTTGTGGACACGTACAAGTTTTCCGAACTGGACAGGACGTTCACCCCTATGCTCACACATAATATGCTCACCAGTACGATTGATTCTACCACAGTACACGGCTTTGTACTGAGCTTTGCCGTTGTTGCCAAGGAAGACCCATTGTCCGACCTTGAGAGTTTCCAGGGTTGAGAATGAGATCTCTTGACCACGTAACGCTTTCAATGCATGAATATACATATCATACTCCAGATTAGATTATCAAAGAACTAAACGATACTAGCATTATTGCATAGTATCCACAAGCCCACCAGTGATGAGCTTGTAGTACTATACTAATAACTTTTCATGAAAGGGTCAAGACCATTTGAACTAGGTCTGTGAGCCTTTATGATTTTAGGCTCAGATCCACCCACCAAGTTTTTATGTTGTCTACTACGTGTAGACGAATTGAAAGACTTAGCGTTCCGAATTTCAGATCCCAATCTTCCCATGTTGTAGACACCAGAAATCTTGGTCCGTAATTCTCTTGGTAGATCCAAAGGTTTTACTTTGTGTTTCATAAGTCAACCTTAGTATCTATACTATTATATAACTTATTAGTATATAATATTTAGTTTATCAAAGAACTAACCAAAAGTTAAACTCAAGATCAATTCAAGATACTTTATGTTTAACTTAGTATTATTATAATCTAATTTAATTTATATTGTCAAGATATATTTTTATTGATTTCCGATCTGTCCGATTTCTGAATCAATAAATATCTTAAAGAATAAATTATAAGATTAAAATGATAATGTCAAACTTAAAGTTAATAAAGAATAAATCATTTGTTTAACTTGTTAAAGAACAGTATGACATGAACCAAAGAGAAAAAAAGAACTATTTTTATTAATGATATCAGTGACTTACGGCTAAACTACTGATATCATTGAAGAAATTAGTTTTAATTGGATAAAATAAAAAAGAAAAAAAAACAGATATATAATAAATGAATAAAGAATATCTTATGTCTTATACAAGACTTAACTTGGTGTGTCTTATATAAGACATAAGATTAACAAATAGTACCACTCCCTACCCTTTGTAAACTTTTAGTTTACAGTGGTGGCAGGTCATGGGGTAACCTTTGGTTGTAGTCATCGCTATAGGTCTAACATTTTTTTACCAAATATTGGTCCAAGTATTACTATGAGTCTTAAATCGTTCTTTTCCTATAACATAGTTTGACATATGGTCTAACTCTTTAAACAAAAGGTCATCCTTACGTTCTACTATCTTCTTATCTACATCTACTGCCATTTGATCTGTCCAGTATTGTACTGCCATAGACAAAGCATCTAGTCTATCGTCATGGGCTAACGCACCTCTGTCTTTGGTAAGACGAGACATCTGATAGAATAACATATACCTTGTACCTTTTTCTATAGGATACTTTTGTATTGACTTATAGTCATTAGATATGATACCCTTGTTTACTATAAGTCTATGTTGATTCATTACAGGTTCTAAGGAACTAACCATTCTTAGTTCTTTCTGAGTATTAGATCTTTCTTCTTCTATAGTAACAGGATATATTTTAGTAAGGTATGGTTTAAATAGTTCACTAAACATACCATCACCAAAGTTACTTTCTACTTTGATAAGGTTTACTTTATGTTTCTTAGCGAGTACTGCAAGTGACATGAGTACATTCTTGTCATATCCTCCTTGAAGTCCACCACAGTCTAAGACATAAAGATTACCATTAAGCATCTTAACTATAGCAAAGGCAGTCTCATCTTGTCCTCTACCAGCAGGATCTATTGTCATAACACTACCAGTGTAGTCTATCCAATCACCAACAACTTCTAACGGTTCATGAAAGTGATCTCCTGGTAGACCAACATTAGGTAGATCTGTAATTCGTTTTTCTGTACTCTTAGTCCATATAGGTTTCTCTGGAGCTTTGTCTGTGTCCAGGTCCATTATAATTAAATCGGAAAGTTTAAGCGGATATCTGTCTGCATCACTCAAGGATGTGTCCAACATGAACTGTAGGCTAAATCCTGATCTTCCGTATGACAGTTCTCTTTCTGTCAGGTCGTCTTCATTGAATCGTTTTGGGTCCGTAGGTTCATTGACACAAGAGGGATTACGATCAAGAGTATCCGCTATAGTTGGGGCAAGACGATTAAAATACTTTTCTCGTTGCTTTTCGGTAGGATAACGTGAAGGCCATATACGAACTTGGTATCCTCTTTCAGGTAAGATCTCGTATAGACTCATTTCAGTTTGAGGTGTACCTAAGTACAATACCCGTCCCTCTGGTTTTAGTATAGCATCAAATTCCTTTACTGCTTCAGAGATCTTGTCTCTCATAGTTTGAGTAGCAGAGTTGTTAGGAATCTCTATATCGTCTGCCACTACAAGGTCTGCACGACTACCTGCTAACTGACCTGTAATACCTACAGACTTGACAGAGGGACTATGAGATGCTTTAGCTGGACCCACATCAAAAGAAATCTTTGACATACGTTGACCCTCCCGTGGACGGAGATGGGCAAGAAGGGGCATTTCGTTTATCAACCGTTGCGTGAATGTGGAGAAATCATCAGCACGGATTTTACTGGCACTGACCACCAGTATCTTCTTCTGTGGGTCCAACAACAGTGTGTGGCAACAATAAGCACTTGTAATATAACTTTTGCCAACACCACGGAACGCTTCGATTACACTACGTTTAATATCTGACTGTAGGTATTCAGCTATATCATATTGTATTGGAGTAGGCTCTGGAAGGTTTAAATGCCGCCATACGACAAAAAGAAAGTTACGGAAGTCTGATAACTCAGGTACATTCATAATATTGTCTCTCCGTCCGTTGTATGAATAACTATATATTTATTCGTGATTTAGGTATTAACCTTATTAACACTTGCAGTTCCACTTGCGTAATGCTTTGTTAATTCTTGAATCTGGATCTCTTGCGGTTTTAGCAGAGGTCAACCTACGTTTCATACCACACATACGACTACAAAAAGACTTCCTACGGGCTTTACGTTTGCCTTTTGGATTCTTTTCTGTTACTGCCATTTTAATGTTAGAACCTGTAGCACGATTGTACTTTCTAACACCTGCACGAGTAAGACCGCCTTTTCTACTTCGGTGTTTTCCTATTTTAAGAGATACGTTTTTACTCATGACTTTTTCTTTATCTTGAGTCTACTACGATACCCTTTGATGTACCGTGACAGTTTCTTACGTGCACCTTTTGGTTGTGGTACGTTCTTACCTGTACCTCCTCCCTTTCGTTTAGCCGCTGTAGTTTTTGCGTACTCTGAAGAAGACATATTCTTTATTACTTTTTCTGGAAGATATCTTTCACCTGTTTTCTTGCTAGGCTTACCAGACTTTGTTCTCCATTTTTGTTTTGACCACTGAGAAAGTTTATTAGACTTTTTCTTGCCACCAGAGTATCCACCTCCTTTTTGTTTGTAGATTTTGACTGCAAGTTGCATTGCTCTTGCTGAGTGTTTTCCACCCATACGTCTTTTAGCTTCTGCTTTAGCCGACTCCCATAACTTGGGTTTTGTCTTGGTTGCGGTACTCACATCCCTCCTCGTATTTCTATTAACTTCTTGTCTTTGCAGACACAAGGATCTTGGTTACACTCTTCGCATATATCGTCAACCATATTACGTT